GCAAACGTAGGCAAAGCATCGAGCTTAGCCGACAACACACTCAACTCATTGGTCAGTGACTCCAACGCTGTGCTGCGAGCCTCAGACTCCAACAAGATAGACGCCGCATTATCATCAAACCCTGCTTCCAGCAAGCTCAGCTTGGTGGCAACAGCTTCTTCATTGGTAACACGCGCCTCTTCCAAGGTGGTCAGTGACGCACTGTTGCCTTGATACGCAGCGGCCGTCACGTTCTGAACCAGTGACATGGAGAAGTATTCAGACGTTCGAGCTTCTGCCTCCTGGATAACGGCTGCTTCGTTATCACCGGTCTGTGTTTGTAGTGTTGTCACCGAACTGGCCAGAGAATCGTACTGATTTACTCGCGTTGTCTGCTCTGTCGATATATCCGCCGTATTGGTCCCCACCACAGAAGTCAGACTGTCAATTGTCTGACTTAGAGCTCCGTCAGCATTAATACGTGCCGTTTCTTCATAACTGATCGCTGTGCCCCGGGCGCCTTGCTCTGTAAGGATGTCATCTACCCGAGCATCACGTTCAATACCTACTTCCAGTATTCGGGCATCCCGTTCAACACCAATGGCGGCTACCCGTGCAGCAGCTTCTTGCAACACATCGTCGGTACGATCCTGGATTTCTTGTTGGATAGCCGTTATTCGTTCCGACCGTTCACTGGCCAAGTCAGTATATGCTTGGTCCAAGCTATTAATAATCTGAGTGTTGGCATCCTGTCGGGCATTAGCTTCTGCTAAAATATCACCGGCTAGCATCGGAATGCGCTGAATCGGCGTCAGCAGTTCATCTGCCAGTTCCGACTCTGAAAGTAGCCCCTCCAGCAGTCCAATGATGTAATCAGGATCATACAAAGCCTGCGCCAGAGTGCCGGCTGTCGCGTTGGTTGGCCCCTCAATGTCACTGGTTGAGGTGAACGTGATCCAGTAATAGTAAGGCACGGGCGAAACGTCATCGCGCCTGTAATCGGTGTAGAACGAACCAGCTTCGCGCCCCGCCAGAATGGCATTGGCAAAGTTGTCCGTTTCTGAACGATAGATGCTTGTGTAGGCGTGGTTGCTGTAAAGAGTGCCCGGAATATCCCAGGTTAGATTGATCGCGCCGTTAAACCCGCCAACGGCGTTGAAGTTCGTCGGCACGGGTGGCACGGCAAGATTCGGCGGTGCGGTGCCTGGCTTCAGCGAGCCGGGATTGTTCGCGTTAACCCCAGCCCCGAGTTTGCCAATACCGCTATCAACGAGGTCGCGCAGCGTTATCTTGCGATCCAGCGGGTCACCACGAACGCCCTCGCCGGTTTCGATGATTTCCTTGATCGCGGTGACCAGGGTTTTCAGCTCAAGGGGCGCCTTTGGTGAGAGAGGCGGGAGTGATTTGCGACGACGGGCGGCCATTAAACCAACTCTCCTGGCGAGGTCGCCAACTGTACGGACGCAATTTCATTGACGCCCTGCAGTTCAACCTCCCAGTCTCGGGACAAGGTGAATCCAGGAGGCGTCCGAAACATGTAGGCAGAGGTGATCTCCCGGCTCATAACAGTGACTCCATCGGCATAGACGTTCAGGGTGACCGGGTAGCCATAAGCAATGACCTTGCCGCAGGTGAAGCCGGCTGCGCCGGGCGGGATCTCATGGAGGCGTGAGCGCCAGGTAAAGGTTAGTGGTGTGCCCCGATCCCATTGGGTAATGTTTGCGCCCTGCACCAGATACAGCGTGTCGTCGTAAATGTCGTAATAGCCGGCACTGGCGGCGGTGTCGTAGAACTCAACGCCCTGACCCGGGGTGAAGGCGAACGAGCCACCGTCATAAAACGCCAGATACCTGCCGTCATACCGATAGGCATGAATGGTGGCCGGGTTGAGCGCCTGCCATTGGTCGCGGGTCCAGACTTGATTGGTCACCACGCGGGCATCAGTGCCGCCCACCGCCACCAGACCGTCATGCCCGGCATAGAGTGCGTAACCGCCCATATCGACCATAGAGCGCTTGTTCAGGCACGGCTGGTTCACGTCCAGTCGTATCTGCGCCATAGCCTCCGGGCTTGAGCCTGTGACCAGCCAGGGTTGGCCGGTGGTGGTGACAATCAATCCGCCACCAATGGCCGCAATCGCCACAATCGGGTCATTGAAGGCCAGTTGAAACGAGATCGGCCAGGCGTGCGGCAAGTAGGGTTCGCAAAACGCCAGGGTGTTTTCAAAGAAGCCGGCCAGAATACCGTTGGGAAGAACGGTTAAGCCTTGCATGGCAGGATTTGGTGCGTCCCATTCCAGGCTTTCCAGCGCCAGGTCAAGCTGCTCAGACAATACGTTGTCGGTATAGGTACCGGTGGCTGCGACCAACTCGGCAACAAGCTGATACTGGCCGCCACTTTCCACGCGATACAGTCGCTTTTTGATGATGTCCAGATTCGCGGTAGGGACGCCGGGCAGGGTGACTTCGACCTCGCCAAAGTCCGGGCTGGTGTCCACGTCATCCCATCGCAGCACAAGACCGGACGGATCACTCGGCGGGCCTTCCTCGCCAAACGCGGTAACCAGCGTCACCACATACGCGGTTTCCAGCGCCGTGTCCGGTACGGTGGTGCGACTTGCAGGCGCGACCACGGAAGGGCCAGATGCAGGTGCGGGAACGCCTAATTCATACCAGGCTGACGGATAAGGCCCAGTGCCGGTGGTGACCTGAGCAAGACTGCCCATCTTGGGCGCATCCTGGCCTGTCCAATACACGCGGGCGTAGGCATCATTGGCAATCGGGGAGCGCACCACGTCAATGTCATATTGGGCACCCCAAGAGAACCAGAAGCCGCTGCCGTCGTTACCAGCGTCATAGCGGTACAGGTTGGCCGGGTTGATCGTGGCAGGTAGGGCGCTGTCAATCAGGGTGTCGTTCTGTGGCCGCAAAGTACCGCGATCAAGGTCCAGGTTGCGGGCGGTCTGCGCGTTGTTTTCAGGCAATAGCCTGGCGTCGAGGATCGGTAATTCACCCCGGAAAGCCGCGTGCTGAATCTTCATAGGGGGATTCCGTTAGATGAACTGTCGGGCTTTAACGCGGATACCGCCGCGGGCATGACCAAAGCTGGCAAGGCGCTTGGCGTCTGTTGTGCCGGACCGGTATTGAGTCTGGTAGTAGGTGGCCATTTCAGGATCGCGCCACGGTTGCGGCATCAGCAGGAGTCGCCAGCGGGCGCCGTTGCATATCGTGTCGGCGTGATCGTTCAGCAAGGCTTCAGGAAGATCGGCGCCCACGGCCGGGCGGCAGGCCAATCGGCCGGTCAGCGTATCGCTTTTGGTGTCGCGCAACATGGTGATCTGGTTGGGCCGCTTCTGCTCAAAATCAAAGTTAGCCTTCAGGTCGCGGTCGGTGTCTTTCAGTGCAGATATGCGCAGCACTTCGCCGTTCTCGGGCGTTAGCACTTGGGCATAACCGGATTTAGCGGCCACCACCACAATGCCCTCGATCACCCAGGCATCAGCCTCTTGGCACAATTCACGGGCCATGCGCTTGATCTGCTCACGCACGGTCATAATGGGCGCTTCCGGTACGTCCAGAATCACCTGGTTTACCATATCGTCCAGAGTCATGCGCGAGTCCTCTGCGGATTGGCGGAACTGTCAAAGGCGTTGGGGGATGCTTGGGCATCAGACTGGGCCTTGGCGCCCATTTGCTGCATATAGCTCTGAAAGTGCATCTGTGAGCGTTGCAGGTTGGCCGCGTGTTCGGCATCTTTGCTATAAGCGCGATACAGAATGTAATCGGTGGCGACCGGGGCGTAAGCGTCATTGAGTTTGAATGACTCCAAGCCGGTCACTGATAAGCCTGGCGCAGCATCGTGCGGCGTAGGTACAGCGGAATACAAAACCTCAACGGAGGCGTCTGCGGTAGCCGGTGGGTACACGTAGAAGCGGGTCGGATCTAGCTCGTCATACACGAACTGCTCAATCTCAGTGCTCTGAGTATCCGAATGCCAGGTGCGGCGAGTTGAATCCAGTGCGCGGCGGGTCGTGACCATAATGGCCATGCCGCTGGCGTTGCGAATAACGTCCAGCAATCGCAAGCCACTGGCCGGGATTACTTGCTTGGTGCCGGCAGTCAGCGCCAAATCTTCATTGACGGAAAAAGCGTCTGGCCGTAACTGTACCGCTGCCTGATAAAACTCATTCAGCCAGCCAATCAATTCCTCGTTTGTCCAGCGGGTGCCGGCTGCGGTGATTTCCTGCAAAACCAGCTTGGCGTTGTTGATGATGACGGCAACGGTGGTAACGGCCATGGGTTAGACTTCCTCCATGTGTGAATACTTGGCCATTGCAGCCGTCCATGGCATAACTCGGCCGGTGGCTTTGTTTCGGGCCATACGGCCTATCGGTGCCAGCGTTGGCTTGGCCGTTTTTTCTGGATGAATCTTTGTTTCCGGCTCAGCCTGATCTTCAGCCTCGGCCAACAATTCAGACCGCATCACTTCCTTGGCTTTGCGCTTATCCACATCGACGCCCAGGTGCTCAATGCCAAGGTCTTCCAGTTCGTCTTTGGTTTTGGCCCCTTCAAGGGCTTTGATGATGTCCATGCGTTACTCCTGAAAGCAAGGCCACCC